GAATGGCCGCCGTGTCATCCGTGCTGCCGTCGCCCTTGGCCCCGAAGTCCCGGACATTGAGCATGTCCCGATACTTTTTCCGCCAACCGGTGGGCTTGCCGTCTGCATCCACGGCGGACACCATGATCTGGTCATCCGCCGCCAGACCCGACAGGCCCATGGATTTGTCAGCACTCACCCGTATGATCTCATCCTGGATAGCGTTGAGCTGTGCGGCATCGATAACCGTTACGTTATCCTCGTACACCACTTTTTCAAGAGCCATCGCTTACCACCTCCACATACAGCCCCACCAGTGCGCTCAGCGGATGATACACCGGGTTACCGGTATCGCGATTGCACAGGTACAATACGCCGTCTTGGGTGTAATACTTCCCAGCTTCTAATGCCATGTTCCCGTTGTAGGGGATAGCATCGTATTTCGTCCCCTCATGCTGTTCACAGATTTCCTCCCAGAGGCTTTCTGTGCCGGTAGAGCCTGGCGCCCAGTCATCCTGGGAGGTATGCTCCTGTCGGAGCTTCCAGAGCTTTCCGGCCCGGACTACCTTATAGCCCACCGGGCAACCATTTTCAGCAGTGTAGGCCTTCCCGCTTTCCCATTCGGGATAGAATGCTGCCATACGGAGGGCTGTTGCATCGTCTACGGTTAAGGCGTTGATTTGCAAACGGATGAGCATGTCCTGAACTTCTTCAGTGGAGAGGGGGCGATGCTTTTCTTCCGCCTTGTAGCGAAGACGAGCTTCCTCCATTTCCGCGATTTCTTCGGAGGTGGCCTCTCGGATTATGCCGTTTTCGTAGATTTTCATTTTATCGCCCCCAAATCTTTACCGTAAAGGCAGCTCCCACAGAGGCGGATGCTCCAAAAACAATCGTTGATATTTTGTCAATATCGCCATTGCCTCCATAATTATTGGAAAAAACAAGGCTACCGTCTGTGCGGAATGCAGAAGTGATAGCGAGTTTTTTGCCTAACAAGCCGAGGTGCATTTGAGTATACTTGGAATTTGTTACCCACATCGCAACATTCGCCGATAAATTCACGCTTTGAGAAGCTCGCACATAAAAATACCATGCCAAGTTTGGGATTAATTCCAGCATTATCTCGTCATAGGAAAAGGTATTACCGGCATCTGTGGTAGATACAATCGCCTCAATTGCATCTGGCGTCAATTCCACATCGCGGATGTGTTTCCATGAAAGATTCATTGTCTCGCTCCCGGCTGACGCCATATCCGCCGGTTCCCACTCCGTAGGCACGCCGTTGTCATCGACGGCGGAGATTCTGGCGATTTGGCCGACGGTTGCACCGGTGATGTCCATCCCTGCGCCCGTGTCGCCCTTGGGACCTTTCAGATCGGCCAGGGCAATCACGTTTTCCCACGTCTCCCCATCGCCGGAGAACTGGATATAGCCGCCCTCCACCCGCATGGACGCAGAGGCCGCAGGGTGCTCCGTCAGGTAGTCCTCCACGGCTTTGGCGATATCCTCCGGGGAGACGGTAGAAAGCTCGTTGAGTTTGGCCATGATTTGCGCATATACGTCCTCCGCTGGGGCGGCAGGGGAACCCCCGGGAGTCAGCACGGAGGACAGCGCCAGAAGCCGGGAGGCCCGGGACGTGTGGATATCCCCGGCATACAGGCCCACGGACACCCAGCCGGAAGCAGTCAGCACCGGCAGGGTCGCAGTGTCTCCGGTGAACACCACGTCCTGATAGGTGCCGTCCGCCAGGTTCACCCGCATGGTCTTGGCATCGTAAGGCGTCCATTCCTCGTCCAGGTCCCACACCACCGTATAGTCGCTGTTGTTGCAGATTACAACGCCCTCGCCCTCGGCGCATTTGTCGCGGACATTAATGTTGATTTCGGGCATATACTCCCTCCTTTACGCCGTCCTGCGCCATGTGTACACGGCCAGGTACGGCGGCATGTTGTTGTGGGACTGCCCCCCGCAATCGGAGGATTGCCCGCCGGAATACGCATTGTATTGATTGTTTGCGGCCTGATACAGGCGGACGGCATTCACACCGGTTGTCACGGACTGCCCGGTGTACTTGAAAGTGTGGTTGTGGTCCGGGATTTCCGCCTTGGTCAGTGTGTGGGTCTCCTCGCCGCCTGTAGAGCCAGCCTCGTGAGAGTCGCCTGCCGCCAGCAGAAACCGGTCCTTGATCTGCTCCCAAGTGCCGCCAAACAGGTCCGCTGGAGACGTGGCATCCGTGGACTGGTAGATGCTTCCGACGGGGTGGAGATAGTCCAAGAGAGCTTTCCCCAAATACCGGATGGGCCATTTGAACTCTACCACCTTTTCGTGCTCCGCCACGCCGCCGAAGCAAACCCCGGGCAGGGTAAAGCTTATGTTCAGCGGGACAGAAACGGTGGGGATGGTGATCTCCCGCGTTACCGTGGTGCCCAGGGAATCCGTAGCTTTGACCTGTACAACGATGGTCGTGTCCGTACCAAAGGCAACCAGATACACAGTCTTTGGACCGCTGGTCTGGTCGGCCATCGTGGACGCGCCGGTGATCTCCACAGATGCCTTGTTCCCGGTCAGCTGGATGGATAGCGTAAACGTCAGTTTGATATCATCGCCCATGGCGTTATCGGTCCATGTCCCGCCGGAGTAGTCGCCACGCAAAAAGGTCAAATCCTGGATTCCAGGGCCGCTGTAGGCGTTTACGGTGATATTCTGGGTAACAGATGCCGTGCGCCCTCTGCTGTCCGTGACGGTGGCTACAACGGCCATTGTGCCGCTTTCTGTAAGGACATTCGCCCCGTCCGGGCTGGCGGCTTTTCCGCCGATGGTCAGAGACTTGGCCTTGATGGTGCTGCCATAAGACCCAGCGGCAGCAAACGTGGCTTTCAGCGCGCTCTTGCCCTGCACCCAGCCGTATGTGAGCTGATACCCGGAAGTGTCGGACAGACTCACGGACAGGGTGGGTTTTACCGATGCAGGGATGGAGGCCGTCAGGGTGGTCGTATTGGTGCCCACTACGGCGTCCCCGTTGTAGGTGGTAATTTCCGCCGTAATGTTTACGGAGATTCCAGACGTATTCTGCGCGGCCCAATCCAAGGGCGGCGTATACGATATGGATGTGGCGCTGGATTTTGTCGCCACAGTTACCTGTGCCGCAGAACCGCACTTGAGTTTGATGGTGTGCGTAAAAGTGCTCACGGCCCGGGCCACTGTAAGTGTACCGGCAGAACCCAGCACAAGTCCGGATGCCGACACGGATGATGCCCGGGGGATGTCAGGAAGATTGACTGTGCCGGAGACCGTCAGGCTGGACGGCGTGTAGGATGACGTAAACCCGCTGTGCCAGTCCGCAGAGAGCACCACAGACCCCTTGCCCATATTGTTATGGGCCACGGTGATGGACTTGCTGCCCAGCTTGTACCATCCCCTGGAATTGTACCGGTACGGGTTATAAACCTTGGTGCCTTGCAGAGTGTAATAGCAACTATTGGCGTCCAGGTTGTAGCTTTCACCGGTGCCGTCATAGATGTACAGCGTAAGAGACAGTGTGGACTTGTTGTCCGCAATACTCTGGGATACGCTGTAATCCAGCCGCAATTGCCAGCCGGTGGAAGACACCGGCCCGTAAATACTCGCCATCAATTCACCCCCACGAAGGAAACGGACCCGTTGGGCTGTACAACAATGCCCATAGGTCCCAGGCGGAACTTGCTCAGTTCCACCAGCTCAAAGCTGTTGTTGTTCCAGTACGCCAGAAGGGTCCCGGAAGTGTCGTAGAATCCGATTTTGTCGTTGTACTCCTTCAGCACGATTTCCGATGCAGAGGAGCCAATACGCAGCACCGGATGGCCGTCATCGTCGATACTGGCGTCGATGAAGTCCGAAAGCGTCTGGCCGTTGACGGTGACTCTTTCGGCAGACATTTGTCCGGCGGTGATGACATTTGCGTTGATCTCACCGTCCATGGTCAAGGCGACACCGGAAATGGTATTTCCGCCGTCCTTGGAGAATCCCAGACCGCCTGTGGACATAATCCACATCCGGGTATTGGGCGTAATGGTGGGCGTATCTCGCAGGGTCCACCCGATGGGGAAGCCCTGTTCGTCCAGAGTCAGTTCATAATACCCGCCCTTTGCCCCGATGATCTTCTGTGTGGCGTTCTGCATGGCCTTGGTAAGGCCCTCATAAGCCCGCTTAATGCGCTGTTCCGTAGGGCTTTCCATGGCGTAATCCGCGTCCTGTGGGGCGTAACTGTGCATGGTGCAGGACAGGCCACCGTACAGGTGAATTTCCTGCTCCATAACACACACGTCCAGCCACTCGCCGGTATCGCCCTCCACCCGGATAACGTCTCCCACCTCAACAGACGGGTCGCAGCGCCATTTCACGTCGCAGGGCTGAAAAGATATCTCTAACTCCGGCTGAATCAGGTCTGCAACGGCCTGGTTCATGTACGGATTTGTGGCCGTGATGCCCAAGCCGGTGCCGGACGTAATGGGTTCATCTTCCGTTCCGGTGGTGAGACTGGATACCGTGTACAGGCCGTCTGCCGTGCGGGTCAGGCCGGACATGTATTGCTGCTCCCGGCTGACCTGGAAAGTGGTTTTTGCATACCACTTGAACACCAGATTGCCGTCCCGGTCGAAGTGCGCGGACTGCCCGCACAGTCCAGCCAGCCACCCCAGCTGCTGTCGGATGGTCCCCTCAAACACAGACTCGATTGTCATGTCCGGGAAAGTCACCGTTGGGGGAGTCAGGCCGCTTTGCGCACACAAGTCCGTCAGCATAGCGTCTGGCGTGGCGGGGAACTCAATTTGCGGGGTGTACTGCTCCGTCAAGGATGCCATCTGGTCATAGCCGGTGATTTCCCAGCCATACACCAAATTTTCCACGCCGTCTGCGGGGATATAGTATCGGCCCAGGGGGACATATTCCACCCCAGACGCTGCGGTGCTTACACCGGCGATTGCCTTACCGGCCACAGCTTGACCGGCAATGGCTGTCGTGCCTGTATCACCACCAGGAACGTAGATGCCGATATACGGCACAAAGTACCCGCCGGACAATTGCAACGGCTCGTCTGGCTTAAAAATGCGGATTTTGCACCGCCCGGAACAGGCAGAGCCGACGGAGATTCCGTCCGAGGAGTCAAACGCCGGTGTTGCGGTGATCTCCTGCACATAGTCCCCGTCCAGCTCCGTCTGGCCGTTAAATATGACTTTGCCTTTGATTTCCCGGCCATAATCTGCAAATGCGGTGTGAAACGCGGTTGATACCCTGTACATCGCCTCACCTCTCCACAAAATTCATGGACAGCCCGCCCCACAGCCATTTCCCATCGGTTTCGGGCCGCATGATTGGCGATGACCGGTCGCCTACGTAGCACGTCATAGTGCGGTCGGTGCCGGTCATCGCATCGGGGTATGTAAGGCTGAAAAAAACATCGTCCACGGCTTGCAAAATCTTGGCCATTTCAGCAGAGACGAGTGGCCGCCAGGAGCATTCCAGCTTGCGCTTCACGGCCACGCGGTCGCGGAACATATCGCCGTTCTGGTTTCTGCCGGTCCCATCTGCGTCTAGGTCGGAAATGTTCCATTTCAGTTCATCCGGGGCCGGGAGAGATACCACAGCCCCGGATTTCTTTGTTACCTTAAGTACTTCCATGCGTCACCTCACGTCAGCAGCGGGCTTTTGCCGTTCATGCGCACCTGGGAGTTGTTTTCCCGCACCATCTGCCGGAACATCTCCTTGCCGTCCATTTGGACAATGATGGTAATGGGCCGGTCGCTGCCTTGCCCTAGCACCTCCGCAACGGCCTGTTTGATGGTGTCCAGGGGGGCCTCAATGTTGGTGCCGTGCTTCTGGTCGCCCAGTACGGCCAAAAATTCCCGGTTTGCTGGGATCACCGCGCCCTGGGCCAGGCGAGGAATGTGGACATTTCCCCAATTGACCCGCCCAATGTTCACGCCAGGAATCTTGTTTAAGATGCCCGTGATGCCATTCACCATATCGCTTACGCCGCCCAGCACCCAGTTGATGCCCCGTTCAATACCCGAGATTAAGCCGTTCATAATGGTTTTCCCGAGGTTCAGCCACCAAGCCGCAGTGAATACGGGAGCGATATAGGAGTTCCAGAATTCTTTGATTTTTTGCCAAACGTTCTTGATTTTGTCCCGGATGAAATCCCAATTTGGTGCAATGGCCGCCGCCAAACTAACGCCACCGGCAAGCAACATCCCAATGCCCAAGGGTATTCCTACGCCCGAAAAAATAAGCATAAGCCCGAGGACAACAAGAAAACCGCCGATCATAGCAAGAGTTTTGCCAAGAGGGCCACGAAGCGCCTGTGTAATGCTATCCCAATTGGGCGCAATTACGGAAAACGCAAACATGGCGCTTCCGGCAACGATCATGCCAATGCCCACAGCCATCATACCGGGCACCATTGCCAGCAAAAGGCCAAATACGGCAATATAGGGAGAAATTTCGCTGAATATTTTGGTAAGTGCCGATGTCAAATTTGTGCCGAGCAGCTCCCAGTTCGCGCCGACTTCGCCGACAGCAAACAACGCAATACCTGCGATAATCAAGCCAATACCAAGGGCCTGCTGCCCGGGGACAAACAGTAGCACAGCGCCAAACAGGGCAATGTAAGGGGAAATATCGATTAGCATATTTGCAAGGGCTCCCACAAGGTTGGTGCCGAGCAGATCCCAGTTTTCCGCCACTTCGCCGACAGCAAACAACGCAATTCCCGCAATCAGTAGTCCAAGGCCCCACGGTATATTGCCGGTCAACATAAGAACCACGCCGAGAATTGCAATCATCGGGCCGATAGCAATCAGAATCTTTGAAAGACCAGTTTCCACAAGCGTCTTTGCTGCTTCTCCGCCGTCGGATGCATAAACACCGTATACTGTCAACGCGCCTGCAACCATCATCGCAATGCCTACCATAACATGGCCGGAAAAAGTAAGGATTGCTCCAATTGCAAGCAGCGCAATGCCTGTCATTAGGGCCATTACGGCATTTACGCCGCTCCCAATATCACTATCAAAATTAACTGCATTCCCTCCGCTTTCGCTCCCGCCTCCTGCGTCGTTGCCGCTTATTGTGTTAAGCTCGTCAAACGGTGCCAAATACTTGCTTGCTTTTTTCGCTGCGCTCCCTACACCCTCGATGGCGTTTTGTTGATCGTTTAGGCTTTTTGCCGCTTTTTTCGAGGCGCTATAAGTTGAGCCAAAAAGCAAGGACAACAGACGAGACGCGCCGGTCAGTGTATATGTGATGATTTTTGCCAGGGCCGTAAAGGCGGGGATCGCTATATTGACAATCGGTTGCGCTAGGGTGCGTAGCTCGCCTTTTAGTCGAGCAACTGCATTCATAGCATCATCATTCGTCTGTATGGCAGACCACATATATCGCTTAATTTTCCGCAGCGCGGCGGTAATAATTGTGAATATAAATACCCGCTTAGCAAGGCCCTTAATGCGCCCGACAAGTTTGTTGAAACTTTTTTCTGCTTTTTCAGCTGCAGGAGATAACGCCTTTGTTGTCGGGGCAAGTGCCTGGGCGGATTTTTGCGCCCCTGCAACTTGTTTTTGTAAATCTGCGGCTTTTTCTTTTGCCGCATTTAATCTGCGTTCGGTTTCTCTGATTTTTTCGTTTGCTTTATCTAATTTATCTGCAGCAGCGTCAAATTCTTTTTGTAAAGCAGATACATTTTTTTCTTGTCCGAGAATAGAATCGGATGTAAAAAACTCTTGTCCGCTTTTCATGTATTCCAATTTTGCTTTTGCTACATCTAACTGTGCGCCGAGTTGCGCAGATTGGTTTACAATCTCCGTTTTCCCCGTGTTTTGCTCTTTTAACTTTTCAGATATTCTTTCTATTTTCTGAGTAATGGAATTGAGTTCTTTTTGCGCCTGCTTGTCGTCAACATTTACTTCCACCACGACAGACCCATCCGACATTAAATCACCTACTTGCTTTTGAATTTTTGATATGGTATATTATTGATACCAAAATTTAAGGGAGGGAGTTTTATGGATACCAAGTACCTGTTCTTGGTAATTATTATTGTTGCTATTTGCAGACTGGCTTTTGTTTCAGCGAATAATGCCAAATTAAAAAAGCGGTACGGTGACGGCGAGTTGCTTCTTGTCGACAAGTTCCAGTTTATAGGAGGTCTGGACCTGCCGCAGAATGTCATGTGCAAGCTAACCTGTTTGCGCTCTCGCATTATCATGCAGGCAAACGGTCAGGAGTTTAATCTGCAAACTGATAAACTGATTGATGTGTCGATCATGACCAACACAGAAATACAGAAGCAGTATGTATCCAGTGCCGGCGGCGCCGTGGCGGGGGCAATGCTGCTCGGGCCCATCGGTGCAATTCTTGGGGGAAGTGCCAGTAAACGCAGCATAAAAACGAACACAAAGTATCTAATCTTCACATACCTGGCCGATGTCCAAACGAAATATATCCTTTTTGATGTGACGAAAAAAACGCCGCAGGCAAAAAGGCTTGTGAAGCAGTTCTCCTATCTGAAGAACAAAGACACCGTAAAAATCGACCTATAACCAACGCGCAAAAACCGCTCTCACAGGAGGGCGGTTTTTTATATCCATTGATTGATAACTTTTTCATCGCTATCCGTGTATTGCCGTTTGAAATCCACAAGATGCTTATTCTGCTTGTAAAATTCCTGATCGGATTTATCCAGCTTTTGATTTTTGGATTTCTTTTTGCGGATGCTTACCACTTGGGCAAATGTGCAATCACCTATTTCTTGGTATGCGGCTATAAATGTCCACCAGTGCAGATATTCAAGGGAGCGGATTTCCGTGCCAAGCACGCGATTTATGGGGCTTGCAATCATCGGGAAATCCTGCTGCCAATCCATGAGCTTAGGTCGCTTTTCATCCCGGCATTCTTCCTCGCCGCAATTTATAAAGGATATGCATTGCCGCACCGCGTTCTCGTATTCCGTGTATGGGATATCCTCGTAATCCGGGTAAAACATTTCCATCACTGCCTCTGCCTTATCGGCGCTGTCCAGCTCCGAATCAGAAAGCATTTCCAAAATGTCCAAAATGTCCCGGTAATCAGACCGAATGGCGTATTCCTTCCCGCCCAGCTCCACGGATTTTGGCAGGCTGTATCTCATTTGTGGTACTTCTTGGTGTACTTGCTAATGCGCGGGTTGGTAAGCTTCTGCTCCCGGGCATACGCAGTATCCATTTCGTCCACCAGCGCAAAAAGCAAATTTGCCCAAATGGGGAATCCGTTGGCCAGCGCGTAAAGATTCAGCTCACCAAAAAGCGGGGTGCAGATATCAAACCCGAATACTTCTCCGTTGATGATCTCCCGCATTTCCCGGTCCATCTTTTGGCCAATGTCAAAAATTTCCTTTTTATCGGCGTTTTTTTGCACTTCGTCCTTATAACCATCGTTCATTTTGTCGAGTTTTTCAAACGCGGAAAAAAGCCGACGAGAAAGCCCCATATCCAGCGGATTAAACGCAAATTCACATTCTTTCCCGTCGGTAGTCACAAAAGTTTTAGTGACTACGCCGGTATCAATTTTGATGATATTTTCGCTCATGGTGTCCTCCGATTTATTTGTATATTGCGTGATAATGGGGCGGGAAACCCCGCCCCTATTTTTTACTGTGCGGCAGCAAACTCGATCTTGCCGGCAGCGCCCTTCGCCACGGTCCCCAAAGTGCGGGTCCCGCCATAGGTAATCTCACTGGCGATGTTTAGTGTACCGCCGCCCTCGCCGCCGATGGAAGTAACGGCAATGGCGCAGGAATCATAACGCTCGGCAAACTTTGCATCGCCGCTGGTGGCGTAGAAGTGGCCGATCATCATGTCCTGGTTGGCCAGCGCCTGCGCATCGTGGTCTTTTACGGCCAAATTCCACATCTTCACGGCTGCTGCATCACCAGCATCCAAGGGGATGGGGTCAAAGGTCTGTGTAATAACGGGCTTTTTCATGGTTGTGAATGTGTTCCCCAGCACATCCTGCTTGCTCTCCTGGCCCCAGTCCATTTCCTCGCTGCTGTCCTCCACCCGCTTGCCGATAGCACTCCACACAGGGGACTCGGAGGAGCCCGTATTCAGGTATGCGATCAAAAGTTCGCGGTCAATGGTCTGACCTTCCGGTGTTGTAAAAGTCAAATCTGGCATTATGTATTCACCTCGTAATTCATTTTCATTAAGATTTGATGATCTTCGTCGCCGTTTTCATACACAGCGAACAAAGAAGATCGCGTAGTAGGCTCCAGGCTTACAACGCGTTTTCCGGTACCAATGTCGGGGCGCTTGCCGGTCGCCCAATCTCCGATAGCGTTTAACAGTTCGTCAGCCTTGAGCCGTTTGTCGTTGCTGTTCCCCGGCTTCACTCGGTAGATTATCTTGAACTGATACTCCGCCACATAACCGCCGGTGATATACCTCCGCACGATGTACGCCGCCTGAATGGTGGACATCGCCATAGCGGAAGTATCTGCAGGAAGAAATTCGAACCGAATCAAATCAACTGGCTTATTGGGAAATGTGTTCAGCCACGCAAGCAGCTTTCGGGAGACCTGATCCTCTTCCGCTGCCGAGACCGTCTTTTTAATCTGTTCCGTACTTCTTCACCGCCTTTTCTGCTACGCGCACCCATTTATCAAGGTTTTGCGCCTTAGATGCTTCACCCCAATGCGCTTGGGCTTGTGGGTGCGCTGCGTGGTTAAACACTAAATTGCGGTCAGTCACGACCTTTGTACCGCCTTTCGGCGCGTATGTGCTGCCGGTATTTGGGTCAACCATGACTTTCCCGTAATACAGGAATCTCGCGTAAGGGCCGGGGTAGATGATGTCGTTACCAACTACCATTGTGCGCTGCGTTAATGAGCCTGTGAGCATCGGCACAAAAGGCTGAGTGTCTTTCTCCATCTGCTCAGCCAAAACGTGTTCGGCGCGCGTGCAGGCTTTGGCAATGGCTTCCTTCACAGCGTCAAAGCCGTCGGTATGCACAGAAATCTTGATGCCCATTACGCACCACCAACTTCCCAGTGCTGCATATCGGCGCTACCGTAGTCCATTGCATCAACCTTCGTCACGTTGTAGCAATCATCATGGCTCAGCACGACGGTCATGTTGTCCGATACGAATTCGCCCTTTACAAAGCATGTCATGCCACCGTTCCCCTTGTATGAGAGCGTCCATAGGTTAGACTTGTCCGCCGCTTTGAAAAACGATTGCGGGCCTGTGTAGGTCTTAGGCTTGCCTGTTACCCCGTCCACCGCGACCACAGAGAACGGGATATACAGATTTACAGCGTCAGCTCCTTCAAGTCCGCTTTCGCGCACGTTCACGCCTTTAGACGCTTGGAGCATCACACCGCGTAAGATCGTGGTGTATACCTTTTCAACCTCATCAAGAGTTGTCGGGTCGATCTCCTGCACGATGTTGTAGATCGTTACAGTGTGGGGAGCGTACATCTACAACCACCTCCGCGATACAGCAGCCCAGTATGGGCAAGATATTCCCTGCACGTTTCCGCAAGCAGTTTCTTTGCCCCGTCCGTCGCGTTGAGGGCAGACAGGGCGGACTCACCGCCAGTTGCAAGGGTGCGGGAGTAGCCGCCTACCGTTTCGCTCTTGATCTCCGCGTCATTAACGGCGGCGCTGGCAAGATTCTTCTGCGCCAGCGCCTGTGCCGCCTCGATGACCGCGTACTTGTCCACAAGGGCACAGCAGCACATTTTGACCGCATCAAGAGTGGCATTATCCGCCGCCTTGTTGCGCGTGTAGTAGTCGAGGAAGGAACTGGCCCGCACAGCCAGTCGCGGAAAATCTTCCTCGCTCACGGCCCCCATAAAGATGCCGGAGTAGTATTCAAAGTCTGCGTAAGTCATCAGTGCCCTCCTTCCAAAACTGCGAGAATTTCAGCCTTTTTCATCGAACTGCTGACCCCTTCCACCCCGTTTTCATCGGCATACGCAAGCATTTCAGCTTTTGTCATGTCGGAGAAAGTCGGGGTGTCAGGGTCAGGCTCATTCAGCAGTTCAGCTAGCCCCCCACCGCCGGGGTGATGGAGCCGACCACCACGCCGTCAATACGCTCGGCGAAAAGAGCCATGCCGTTGATAACGGTATCGGATGCGGTCATGTTGGTGTAATCGGGTTCCTCATGGATACCGATATAACCGGTGGCGTCGGTGGTGAAGTTGAACACCTCGCCCAGATCTGCGCCGTTCACAGGGATGTAGTACAGGACGATGTTGTCCTTGGCGGTGGCGTAAATCTTTCCCTTGGGGACGCTGGAGTTCAGAATCACGGTGCCCAGGCCGAGAAAGTTCTCGACATAGGTCATGCCGAAAGCGGTCTGCAGGGTGATGTTGGCAGTTGCGAGATAGTCCGCAACATCCAGCGGGTTCATGAAATACACTGCGCCGATCTCGTCATCCTCGAACAGCACCTGCAGCTGGCCCCATGCCTGAGCCAAGGTCGCCTGGAAGGTAGCACCGCTGGCCGTGCCAGTACCGGTTGCGAGGAAGCCAAAGAAATCCTTGCGGATACCTTTCTGCACGTCCTTCAGCATTTCATCGGTGGTCATTTCGACGGCCTGATCGTAGCCGCGATCAGTGATTGCCTCGGCAGAAGTGGCCTTACGCCACTTCTTCAAGGTGATCTCCTTGTAGTTCACAGCCTCGGTCTTGTACTTGCTCAGAGGGATGGTCTCGCCCTCGGCCACAGCGCCGTCTTCCAGAGTTCCGGTAGCCTTGTAGCTCTTGAGCACAGTACCGGCCTGCTTGGCGATCTTGCGGGTAACGCCCAGAGCCTCCATCAACTTCTTGATGGAATAGCCGAACATTTCGGTAAACTCGATCTCGCGAACACGGGCAAGATCTTCCTTCTTAATCAGCTTAGGATCAACAGCCATTTTTATTCTTCCTTTCTAAACAAATCCATATTTGCGGCGATTGCAGCGCGCCGCTCCGTTCTGTCGGTGATTTTCATAATCTCGTCCTTGGTCATAGGCTTGCCGCCCTCGTTGAGCCGTGCGCCCATGTCCAGCCGGACAGCAGGCTTAGAAACAAGGCTCTTATAAGTGCCGTCTACGAGAGCGTCAAGGCTCTTGGTGTCCTTGATCTTCTCGCCGTCCAGCTCCAAGGCAGACATTTCCTCGCCGCATCCGCGCATGGCAAGGTCGAGATTTGCGCCGGTGATGTTTTTGCTCTCAAAGTAAGCCCGGACGGCCCTTTCCTTTGCCGCCTTGCTCTCCTTTGCCATGATGTCGGTCTTAAAGGCTTCAAAGGCCGAGTGTTCCTTCTCGTACTTCTCCTTATAACCGCCGTCACCTGCCGCCTTGAGGTCGTCCAACTGCTTCTGAACGCCGGGCAGCTTCTCCGCATCGGCCTTGTAGCGGGTCACATCCGCCTTTAGGCCGTCCACAGTGTCGGTATGCGCTTCGATGATGGTATCTACCTGCTCATCGGTGAGACCCATACCCTTCAAAAGTTTTCGTGTAAGTGCCATGACACTATCTCCTTTTCTTTGGCCGCGTTTCTTCGCAGACGATAGTTTTTATAAAAACCGCTGTGCTTTGCGGGTTTTACTTAAAACAAAAGAGCTAACCACCGAGAATTCCTCAGCAGTTGGCTCCTATTGCCCTTTCCCGCGCCCAATTACGCGGGAGTTGAATATTTGATTGTTTTCTTGACCTCTAACACAATGTATCCGTCACCCTTGCGCCGGATCTCCGCGTCATTTCCGCGCCGGATAATAGCCTCGATGGCCTGCATCAGTTTATCATCCATTAGCCTACCCCGATTTCTTTCAAATATGCTTCATACTCATAGGGGACGCCAATGTCATAATTCTTGTAGTAATGCAGGAACTCATACGGGAAGGTGAATTTACCGTCCCAAAACATACCTGCGTGAAGTTCTTCTCCAGTAAACATATCAAAACTGGGCAGCGATGTCAACCCGGCATCGAGGGAGGAAATGTGGCTTAAAATCGCTTCTTTTGGGATACTATTTTTGTATTTCTTATAGTCTTCAAAATTCTCAATAGAATTCTTGTATGGCAATCCTTTAAAAAAACCGAAATCCATGTCACTTTCTCCTTCCTCTTTGATTTGGGGTAAACGGCAAAATATTTCCTTCCCCATGTGTTCCTACTTTCAGTACGCCAGCACCGGAAATAAAAAGCACATCGTCTGGGGCTTTCACTTCAACGCCAAGTGCATTTGCCAGCTCTTCTGCAAAGCAATAATCGTTTTCCATGCGTGCGCCTGTGCTGCAAGATAGCAAACGAACTTTCTGGCCATTCCACCCTTTACTATGCCGAATGACTGCGGCAAGTAAGCGCGGTGACATATTGAGTTCTTTTGTGCCAAATCCGACTGCCGTCTGGCTTCCGTGCATAGCGACGTCAAAATATGTTTTAAGAGGTTTTACCCTTTTAACATTTTCATTCAGCGGGTCACCGTCCGGGAAGCAAGCAAAGCCATTTTCCAGCTTCATTGTACGTCTTTTCACAATAGAATTCAAGTTATCTCTTGCGTCTGCGCCGAAAAACTCAAGAGTGTCTCTATCGTCTTTAGCGTTAGACACTTCCACTTTTGCCCGATGCGTTTTCATGGCATTTGCCGTTTTTAACATTGCGTCATCCGTAAAATAGATGCGCATCCGCTCCGGTTGCTCCGGCAGGCCAGCTTTCACGCTGAACGCCTTGTATTTAGCGTTTAACCGCCGTAGCCGTATGTTTACCGCAGTCTCATCTTCATGCAGTCCTGCGGCCTTGTAGGCGGCTTTTTCACGCTTTAGCTTTCTAACCGTTCGCTCAATACGGCGCTGCATCTGGGTTGCCTCGTATGCCATGTAATCCTTGCCATCAAACGTGCATCCGTGGTCATCATCGATGTGCTCCAACTGTTCATTCGTGTAAGTGCGCTCGGACACGCCCTCAACCCACGGGAACCGCCTGTGGCGGCAGTTGACCCCTTCCAGGCCGTCAACAGCGCCCAGGCCGCAAACATCATAAATGCTCGGGTAAATGTCCCCTACACGGACGCTGTAAACACGTCCTTGCCAATCCTTATGCGATGACCACGGTGACGGTCCCGGCTTATCTCGCGCGCCAACATGGGCCGATACTTCAAAATAGGGCGTATCCAGATATTCTGAGGATTGCTCCGTATACTTGGCGCAGATTTGAGATACGCCGGTCATTACAGCTCTTCGCACGGCAACATCGACATGATCCCGATGGCCGCTTTCGTAGTCAACCACTTTCAGACCGCTGTCCGCAAGTTCCTTTACCGCCGTTTTAATTGCCTGATTGTAGTTAATTGCACCGCTCTGCACCTGCAACGCTGCGCTGTCAAGTGCCCATTGGTACGCTTTGGCAGGTGGGAGCATTGTGCGCCCAGCGTCCACCAAAAAGCCCATTGATTGTGTTATATTGCGCAAGTCCCGCTTTGTCTGCTGGTATATGGCCCAGGTGTCCTCGATGCTTACCAGCGTTTCCGGCTGAGTGATATGCGCAAGGTCAATGACATTGGTGTAATACTGCTGATTGCGTTCCACAACATCATCAAGCAGTTTGTTTAATTTCTGCTCACTTATGCCGGTTGCTTTTTGTATGGCCTTTTTAATCTTTTTAAGGTCAATGCCGTGCGCCCGCAGCGCCTTGATGTCCTGCACCGTTACCTCGTTCAGTTCATCCGCAACTCTCAACCGGGAGCAGATTTCATCCAGCAACACAAGCTCAAGCGCCCGGAACAGTTCTGCCAGTTCCTCTGGGAGCGCATCAAGTAGTTCCGGGGTAAATGGATACCGGCTCATTTTTCACAACCCAAAAAGTCCCAGTGTTTTCTCCAAATCCCATTACTCGACCTCCGTTTCTTCCTCGGTTACCATGTCATGTGCCTTCGGCAGCGCCGCCTTTGCGGTCGCCTCGTCCTCGTTCATCCAGCGCATACGGAACTCCCAATCGTTCATGATGCCAGCGTTAAGAAGCTGCACGTCACGGTTAAAGTCCTGGCCCTTGTCCTCAATGATGGAATCGTCAAAGTCAATGGAGATCTGGACGTCCTCATTGAGGGATGCGCCCATGTACCGATTTCCCATGCGGAGCAAGCTCCGGCACAACTCTGTGATTGCCCGTTCAAGCACAATTTCATGTTTTTTGACCGTGCGGAACAGGGTGCTGTTCTCGCTGATGACCTGCGTGGCAGTTGCGATGCTGCCCTGGTTGAATTTGTAATGGTTCTCACCAAAACCGCACTTGCTGGACAGGATGTTCAACATATCTTGCATGCCGGTGTTAAACTCCGCCGTCCGTAGCGACATATCGACCTGCTGCAAGATGTTGCCGTTGCCGCCTCTGTCCTCCGGAAGTACATAATAAACGGTCTCACGCTTATCAAACACTGGCCGACCATCAATGCTCTGGGTTGCCTCCGGCTGCACCACAATGCGCTTCTTGCCCAACACAAATTCGTTCACATAGCTATCATAGGTGATGTCAACGCTCTTAAGCTGGTCGATGGCGTGGGCAAACGCAGCCACGCCAAGCGGGTTGTTTTCGTCAGAGTTTGCAATGTTCAGCCGGTCAATCACAAACTGCGGCTTGTCGCTGCCGGTATGAATCACCGGAGGAATTGTCTCAAACCCTTTCACGCTGGCCAGCGGTACTTCCTCCGCATCATACAGATGGTTCTCAATGTCATACTCGCCGTTGCGCAGCCGGTGCACCTGGATGTAAGTATATTCTGTTTCATCGACCTTCCGAGTGGATGCGAACGCACACTCGCGGATAACGCCGTTATCCCACGTCAGCGGGTAGATGTTCCAGGCGCTGACGTAGTTGATGCGAATGCGGCCAGAGTCAATGATTTCTGCTGTATCTGGGTTAATTCCCATGCCTTCCATCACCGGCACATACGCGACGGTTCCTACTGCCGCTTTGCGCTCCTGCGATTCGTTAGCCTTGACCTCCCAGTTGTTATCGGCAAAAACAGTATCGATAAATTCCTGTTCCTGTTTGCCTTCAAGCGTGATGTTGACTCGCTCGTTCATTAAGAGGTTGGCCCAGTCCTCGCAGACTTTCTTTCCCATTCCCACCGAATACCGGTGGCACTCCAGCTCTTCAATTCCATTCCACACCGTATAGCTGTGGAAATCTTCAACGTTTCCCTTATACCATGCGGCCCACAGGTCGATCAGAGAATAGAATTTATTGTCGACCGTGTCAAACCCAAGATCCTTTAATGCTCTCCGAATATTCACTATTTCACCGTCCCATCATGTGCCCGGCACGTTCCAGGTCTTTGTAATAAGGCTCAATGCTGTACTCAAAAGCATCCAAACTGTCGATGTCGGACGTGCCGTCATCCAAGCGCTCGTCCTCAAATTTATCAGGATCATAAATCGCGGTTTGCAGTGCATCGATCAGATGCGGGCAGTTGCGCGAAACCTTAAAACGACCCTGTTTCATCAGCAGCACCACAAGCCTGATTCTATCTGTGATTTGCAGTTTCATTGCATTCTTGACCTGCGTTCCGAGGCGCATTTTTTGCGCGGTATGATCTAACCCACGAATTAGCACCGTTTCCGCGCTATCCGCTCTTGTCTGGCTGTACCCATACTTTGACGTTATCAGCTGGCAGAACGTAGCAAAACGCCGGTTTAATGCATTCGGGTCAATCTCTTCGTTTTTGATGTATTCTTCTTCCAACGCCACAACACGGAAATCTTTTGTGATCCCGGTGGCTTGAAATTTCGTTGCGGACTTTGTACCACCGAAGTCAACGCCAATTGAAATGATTGAAAAGCTGGCGCCGTTTTGCTTGGCCCACTCCAAAGGGTCTCCGATCAAATACTTTTCTGTATCGTTGGCAAAGTCCTTATAAACGATGCCCTCTGCCGCTACCCACAGGCCGCGCACATACCGGTCATAAAATATACCGGCATACATATTCTCGTACCGTTCGAGGGTGCGCTTGCTCAGGCCGGGGTTGTCCGTCATTTCAAAATGTAGATACAGTGCGTTGCGCTCACGGCTTCGCTTGATCCACTCCTGATAGAACCAGTGATGTGGACTGCCGGGGTTACAGGAGAACAACAACCGCGCACCGTCAACGGAACAACGTGCAAGCGCCTGTTCCACAAACGAGCGCGGCATCAGCACCACTTCGTCCAGCAGCACACCCGCCAGCGTCCGGCCTTGGATCAGCGTATAGCTGGCCTCATCCTTGCCGCCGAACACCTCAAAGTAATTCGTCACGGCTCCGCGCCGCACTTCCATCACCTTGTCGCCGCGCCGCCAGCGGATGATATAACGTTCCTTTGCAAGGCTCATCGCTGTGAACGGCACGATGATATTCTTGGTGCAGCTATCCACCGTGCGGCCACACACACCGAAGCGCTGACCGCTGAAATTCTCCATCGCCCAGCGGACAAACGCCCACATCATGATGGAGGTTTTGCCGGAACGAACGGCGCCGTCGCAGATCAGCGCGTCATACTTGGAATAGGGGAAAGCAAGGATTTTCTGCTGCCTCGGGCTAATCATCGCTCTCCAACCCTTCTGCCATTTCACGCAGGCTCACGCTCAAAGCATCCTCCTGTGCGTTATCAGTCGGCAAACCCAGCTCAACAATATCGCGCTGCCCAAGGTACTGTTTCCCCAGCCAAATAGCCATGCTTGCGTTCTTTGCCGCAAGCTGCCACTGACTCCGACGCAGTGAAATCTTCCCCGCTCCTCGCTTTTGCCTAAATACCTCGGAAAAACTGGCATGATAGGTGCGTTTACACCAACTATCCAATGTTTTATCGGTCACATCAAACCAGCCGCAGATTTCCTCAAGCGTGCATTGCAGGCCGCAGAGGTTCTCGAACTGCTTCTGGTCTATTTCCTTTCTTGGCCTTGCCATACGCGCCCTCCTTTCTCTGCTGGCGGTTAATAAACTTCTCCATGTCCCGCTTTAGGTGCGGGCTGCCTGTTTTTTCAATGATCGCCCGCCCTTCTTCAATCGTCATTCAGAAGCACCGCCTTTTCTCCGGTAAACTTTTCCCATCGATCAATAATGACGTCCGCATACTTCGGATCGTACTCCATGCAGAAAGCGTGTCTGCCATTCTGCTCCGCTGCCATGATCGTTGTGCCGGGCCCAGCGAACAGGTCAAGCACATTCTCGCCCGGCTTACTGGAGCACTGCATCTGGTAATCAAACAGCTTAATCGGCTTCATGGTCGGATGCTCCGCAGATTTGACAGGCTTATCAAAATTCAGCACGGTTGTCTGCCTGCGGTTCTTGAAGAAGTAGTGCTTCTTGCCTTCCGTCCATCCGTACAGGCAAGGTTCGTGTGCTTCCTCTTCAATCTCGCTCTCACCATACAGGCAAGGCTCATGTTTCCACTGGAAATCCTGTCTCCCCATCACAAGGGAGTTCTTCACCCAGATCAGACACTGCCGGACACGCAGCATCGCATCTCTGCACGCGCCTCGGAAGTTATACCCCTCGCTGTCTGCATGCCAGATGTAGAACGGAGCACCGGGCTTCATGACCATCGCCGCATTGGAGAAAGCATCCGTCAGGAAACGCCTGAAGGCCGTATCCTCCATATTGTCGTTCTTAATCTTCCCGGCGGTGCCCTGATAGTCCACATTGTACGGGGGGTCTGTGAGCAGCAAATCCATTTGTGCCCCCCCCAAGAGCTTCTGTACGTCTGCCAAAGACGTGCTATCTCCGCACATAAGGCGATGGTCTCCAAGCTGGTACACATCGCCAAGTTTACTCTTCGGCTCTGCCGGTAAAACAGGATCGTAGTTGTCCTCTACAACTGATGTGTCGAGTTCATCACGCAGCCCCCAATCAAAGTCAAACGCCGACAGGTCAAGCCCAGGCAGCTCATCAGCCAGCAGGTCAAAGTCCCAATCGCTCTCGTTGCTCTTGTTATCCACCAGACGCAGGGCGTTCACCTGCTCCGGTGTCAGATCGTCCACGCAGACGCAAGGCACTTCTTCCATGCCCAGCTTCTTTGCCGCCATAGCGCGGCAGTGGCCGATTACAATCACGCCGTCGCGATCAATCACAATCGGCTGCACAAAGCCGTACTGCTTGATGCTCTCCGCAACGTTGTTGATTTGCCGCTTATCATGCTTTTTTGCGTTTGCGGCATACGGTACAATATCCGCAAGCCGCCGCTTTGTGATTTCCATGCCATCCTCCTGTTTTGCTACCAGCCCCCGCCCCTTGGCCTGTACATAGCAGACTTTACCCGCCCCGAAGGGCAACAACGCCGCACTCAAGACAGCGGCACTCCTCTTTTGGCACAAGCGGCTGGAGTCGAACCAGCACATACGGGAGTCAAAGTCCCGTGCCTTACCTTTTGGCTACACCAGCATAAAAACAGACACCCGCGAGATATCCCGTGAGTGTCTGCATGCCGGCAACGCTCTTGCGAGGCCGCTTGCGCGGAGGCACCCATTACCGGCTGTGCCATAACCTATGGAGGAAAGAAAGAGGAGAAAAATGAAATTTCGGGTTGTGGGCTGATTGGTTCCACTCTCCGATGATACTATTTTAGCACATCAAAAACGTGGTTTTAGCTCAACTTTCTATCATTCCGGACTTTTTTGCAATTTCAAACAGGAACCGGTCCTTCCTCCTGCGGAATGTCGCATAGCTCATGCCGTCCGGCATAACCATCTCTGCGGGGTATCGTTTCTGGCTGTCGCAGTTTCGCATGATCGCCCATACCAGCTTACGCCGCACGTTCTCGTTGGCAATATCCCGGCCCACGTTGTCCATGGCGTATTCCACGGCCCGCATTTTCTTCGTCTCCGGCCAGTTCTCTATGGTTGCCAGCCGTTCCGCCTTGCGTTCGGCCATCCTGCTGTTGCCGGGGCTATGCGGCATGCCAGACATGGCATAAGCCGACGACTCCAGCACTTCTTCCCGGGCCGCGTTGTACGCGCGGACCAGGCGGGGATAGCCCCTGACGTAGGCGATACACTCCATGCGGATATCGTAGGGGAGAGAGTATTTGTTGCTCATCGTACCTCCTATTCCAGCGCCGTCTCAACGCCGTACTCTTTGAGCATCTGCCGGATATCTGCCCAGGTAACGTACCCTTCCGCCACGCACTGAGCGGCGTGGTTTAGCTCCCCGGCAAGCTGCTGCACATCGTCCATCGGCGCGTCGTGCTTATCGATCAGGACATACAGCATCAGATCTATGCCCCGGTTCAAGCCCTCCACAATGCCGTTGCTGTAGGCTTTGTCTACGTCGGCCTGTGTGCGGGGTATTCTGCGGGGGTTAGTCTTGGGCATGGGCATCCTCCCTCCTCTTGCCGTAAGCGCACCAGAATTCCGGTGGCACATGGCATTCAAGGCACGGGCCGTATGAGCATATCAGACCATCCACTACGTAGTAGCTGTTCTCGCAATCTTTGCACCGCACCACCGGGGCCACATCAGCGGCGCACATTGTCAACAAATCACGCTGGATAATAGATAACATGCGATTTTGCGCTACGCTGTTTGTTGGTTTTCGTTCCCGCAAAATTACCTTCACAGCAGCGGCCCTATCAATGTATTCAGCCATCCTCATCCCCTCCAAATTCCGCTTCGTACTGTTCAGGAGTGATAACCTCAATGTCCTTTGCGGAGTAGCCCAAGGTGTCGAGGCACATCAACCGGACCAGCTTTTCCTTGTCAATAGACGCCGCAGCGTCCTCATAGGATACGCCGGGTTTTGCCTCAAAGCTGATTTGAGCGCCGAACGCCCCAGCCACGCTAAAGCAGATTTTGTATTCAGCCATCCTTCATCGCCCCCAATGCGTTCTCCGCCTCCTCGCGGGTGAGAAATACGGTCTTGCCAAATCCGTTTAGCGCTACGCCATACTCCCGCCCTCTGGCTCCTATTGGCTCAAGGCCAATAAAGCCGATTTTATTGCCCATACCAATCTGCTTGACCTCGCACTCGCTTATATGCTTATCCGTGTCCAACAAGGCAAACACCCGCTGTCCCACCTTGCACGGCAGCACCACCAGCCGCCCGTCCTTGTCGGCCTCGGCCAATTTCTCCAACCGTTCAAGATCGCAGTTTCGGCACAGTTGGCGAAGCGTCTCTTCTGTGTCCTCGTATTCCGCCAGTCGGTCTAACAAACGATTGCGGCAATACAGCGCGGTGCAGTCAGCCATCGGCTTACCATGCTTACCCGTCCAATCCGCTTCGCACTTCTCGCAGTCCATCATTGCCTGTCCATCGGTATCGCGTTTTGTCAGTCGCTCCATCACTCCACCTCCTGCATCCAGAAGTCTCGGATGCAGTCCGCGCATCGCGGGCGTGTTGGGGAGGCGCAGCCACCAGTTTTGTTTCTGTAAGCGGCGGAGACTGACATCGGACATATCGATATGACACCGTCTTTAATCAGCTCCGCCTCCGGGTACTGCTCCAGAAACACGCTCTGCCGTGTCTTGCGCGGGTGTGCGGCAGACCATTCCTCGGTGTTCTTCACAATTTTCGCCGCATCAACGCCCCACACCTCACTCATGGTGCCGCACATTCTGTTCCGCTCCTCGACAAACTTCACAGCATCCATTTACTTCTTCTCCTTTTCCGCAATGCTCTTGCACAGTTCTCTCCAGCAGTCCTTATGCACCGTCAGACGTACCCACCAGCTTTCGTGGAAGCTGTGTGTAAGCCGCTTTATCTTGTACTCGCTGGCTTCGCTGTCGCATTCAATTTCCTTTTTGCAAATATCGCAAAAGACCTTGGTCATCACACTTCCCTCCATTTGCACCCGTCACAGGCGCCCTCATGTGCTTGTTTGTACTTACCGCAGTATTGGCAAAGCTCGTTTTTCATGGCGTGCAGTTCTTCTTCAAGCCGCAAAACCTTGTTTGTTTTCGACACAGCCATGTCAAGCAATTCCTTGATGTCTCCCGGCGTCAGCCCCGTTTCCTCGTAGGCGGCGAGGCGGTCTTGCAGCACACTGATCCACTCTTGTTCCGTGTATTTCTCCTCGTAATCTGACGCCATAAGAACCTCACCAGTTCTAAGTCGCTCTGTCAGTCGTTCCATCACTCCGCCTCCTCCTTCACCGCCACAGCCTTTGCCAGCTGTGCCATGCCCTGCTTCATGTCCTCTATCTGCTTATCCCGCCGTGCAATGGCGTCCTTCAGGCTGTCGTTGGCTTTCATCAGTGCATCGATGTGCCGCTGCTGGTTCTCAATCAGGTCAGCGGCGGCAGGCATAATCCTCAGCCACTCTCCTGTATTCCTGAGTTCGCACGAATTGCAAGCCGTGTGGTTTGCACAGCACCGCAGCGCGGTCACGATCTCATCTCTTGTCATGTCATTCCTCCTCGCCAAATGGCAATCATGCTGGGAAACGGTGCCGTTCCCATCGGCTTTCCGTCCATCTCGAATTTCAGCCGACCGCGCAGGAATCGGATCTCCGCCTTGCCCAGAATGTAGTCGTGAAAACTGGCACGGTCAGTCCGCGCCGGAATCAACAGCACCACCGTTGTCCCTGGTTTCTGTCCTTCGCGGTAACACTTCTCCGTCCACAGCCCGGTTTCCTTGCTTCCGTAGGGCGGGTTACAAAACACTGTTTCGCCCCCCCAATTTTGCCGCAAACCATCATCGTTTTGCGTGAAATACCGCGCACACTTGTGGTTTTCGTCACTGGATGCGACGTCCAGCGTGAAATGGAACTCCGCGTCCAGCTCATCAAAGAGCCTTTGCGGTGTTTCCCAGAAATTCTTATCACTGGAAAACAAAGCGTCGTTTGTCATGTCATTCCTCCCCAAACCATTTTTTCGTCACGGCGATGGGAAACGGCTCGATCTCGCTTGCCCACCGCGCCGTGCCTTTACCGTGTATGCGTTCAAAAATCAGCGGAAACCCTCCGATTCCATCGAACAAACTCCCAAGCGTTGCCCCCTCCGGCAGATACCGCGCCATGCGCCGCAGCATCCAGTCCCAGAAGGGCAGGGCGATGGAGTTGCCCAATGCCTTGTACCGTGGGCTGTCCGCACTTCCTTTCACTTTTATTTCGCGCCCGCGTTTATCTGTTTTAATCCAATCTCCAATATCCGTCCATCCGTCAGGGAAACCTTGCAGCCGTTCGCATTCCATCGGCGTCAGGCGGCGCACCACCATGTTTATGATGGCAAGGTCTGTGCTGTCCTTAAAGTCCCGTTGCTTGCAACTGCTTGCAACCTCGGCGGCGCGGTAATCTCCAAACCCATTCATCTGGTATGTCAGCGGCACTTGGTTTCCGCCCGTGCCCATTCGCGCCTGCAAACTGGGTGCCTGCTCCCCACACTCGCGGATGACGTCACAAGCGTGTGTCATGTCCAGCGCCACCACTGCGGGCTTATTCCCGCCGCACTCCGCGTTCAGCGTGGGGGATGTTTCTTCCTCGTATCCGATGCTGTGCGCCTTTTCGCTGTTGCCCAGCTTAAACCCGGCGCACAATACGCTGTCCCGTGCCATGCCGCCGTTCTCGTTGGCGTTCAAACTGTGCCATGCGCCATCCTGATCGTACACCCTTGCGCTCTGTGCATCCCAAGGATTCATGCACGCAACCTCCGCGCACACCGCATGGCGGTCTAATCCCGAGGATTGAGTTATCCCGAGATTAGGCGTGGTCTGTTCGCAAACAT